TGCCAGTACAACAAGCCACGCCGCGAGCATTATGGCATCCTCTTTGGAGAACGAGCCACGCGGCGGCATAAGCATTTGAATGCGGCCTCCTGTAACTGCGACGCCGTATCTGTTCAAAGTGTCAAGTTCGTCTGCCATTGTCGTTCCTTTGTGTGATGTTAGCTAAACCAAATCGTTCGGTGTTCGTGACCTGATTTATGTGACGCGCGCCGTTCCATTGCCGGCGAGGCGGACCAACGACCTGCTTGCTATCCCAATCAGGAGCAGTGAAGTCGTCACCTAAACAGTCGGCCCAATGTGTGATTTCTTCGTCTTTGTGCGGGACGCCCGGCACGACAAAAAATGGTCCATGCGAATGGATGCGGATGTAGCCGACCGCCACTGTAGCGGCGATGTCCTTGAAATTGGGATCGTCGAGGCCCGGTCGCCCAAATTCCTTGTAAGCCAGCTTCTGATTGTCGCTTTGACGCGATTCGATCATCACTAGGACGTATCGGCGCTCAAGTGGCAGCTTGCCCTGCTTCTGATACTTCACCCACTCAATCATTGTTCGATTCTCCGTATTCGCTACTGATTAGCTTTATGTTTTTCGAGCCACGCCTTGCTGCCGCAGAAAAACTCGCTATCCCGCATAGGACAGGTGAAGTCACAATGCTCGGTGCCCGCCAGTTGGCATTGGCCGTCGTCCATAAGCCCGCACTCGTCCTCTAGATCGTCCTCGTGTTCGATGCCGTTATCGTCGTCATCGTAAAGATCATCATCGTCCATGCGATTTACCCCTGACGACACGTAAGCGTTAAACTCTTTTGTTCCAGCGCGCGACAGCAGCGTGGATCAACTGATCGTTGTTCCGCTCCTGCGGCCCCTCTGCATCACAACTCTTACATCGGATCGTTAGATGCGATTCACCACCTATATCAAACGTCTCGACTTTCTCGCCGCCGCAAAACGGACACGCCTTGGCGTCTTTGAGAGTCAATAGTCTCATGACGCGAATGCTTTCATTCGTTCGATCTGTTCCGCCAATTCCCATCCGGCTTTGTTGACGGACTCATTTAGCGCCTTGGCGGCAAGGTGCATTCCGAGCCGATGTGCGCGGCTTTCCAGTGCCTGGATATCAAGGATCAGCATGTTGACTGCATTGATATCGCTGCGGTGCAATCTCGGCTTCTCGCTCATGCTTCGGTTCCTTGTGGGGTGGTGGGGCTAAGCTCGGTCCCGAAGCCGTTGTAGCTTTTCATTGCACGCCTCGATGATGAACTTAGCGCGGGCAATATCGACCCCTTCCGTATTGTGATGATTTAGGTCCAGCATGGCACCGTCCGGCATAATGACGTAGCAAGGATCGTGCGCACCTGGACTGTCCGAGAATTGAAAGTTTTTGTCGGGCCAATCGACCTGTCGAAGTGCGGCATCAAGATCGAGATTCACGCCGTCATATTCGAGTGCGCCTTCCAAAAGGCTTATTAAGTCCGATGGTACAATCCAGCACTTCTCGCCGCTCTCATCTTCGACACCAATGTCACGACCATTTCGCGCTCGATACGTGGAGAACTTGGCGTCGATCACGTCCTTCGCCGCGAGGTGGATGCGCGTCCTTATAGCGTTGACGCGCTGCAATTCGTCGAGGGTAGTATCCAAAGCGTTCTTTGCCACAATCGTCTCCGCGTTATCTGGTGCGTTCGCAAATGAAGGTGCGTGGGTGGCGGTTATCCGTTTCCCACAGCGGGCATTTCCATAGACCGCCGGCATCAAGAACTAAAAACGCGCCGCAATAAGTGCACTGCATGATCGTCTCCGCGTTATGGGGTGGTCTAGACGCCGGGCTTATCTTCCTGCCGTCCCCGGCGTATTGGCGGCTCGCTCACCCGCGCTTGGCATTTGAGCTTGGCTGCGCAGGACGGAAGTCAATTCATTGTCGAGGGTGATGATGGCCTCCATCATATTTTCCTCACTTGGAAGCGGCGTAATTGGACAGTCGCCCTCCGCATATCGGAAGCGACATTGATCGGCGATCTGCTTGGCTAGAACGATATGCATGGTGATCAGCTCCGCTATGGGGTGGTCAGTGGGGTTCATTTGACGTAGCCGACAACGTCATACATCCCGATCCAGTATTGTTTTCCGGTACGCTCGTTTTCGACGCGAACGCTTCCGGTGTTGCCGTGAAAGATCACCTTCCCGTGCTGTCGGTGGCCACTCTTGTCCCAACTTATGTCCGCGCCAATCGGGAACGTTTCAGCCACTACGGCTGCCAAATCTTCTTTTGCAGCGTGTAGATCGCGAATGCATTGTTTGATTGCCGATATGCTCATGTGTTTGTTCCGTGACTGACGCAGTGCGTGGCGACTTCGCACGATGAAGCCAAGATCGTCGCCACTGAGCCGTCCCACAAAGCGCGAAGCGTAGGTCGTGCCGGCATTTCAAATTCCTCAATCACGGATGCTGAATGTAAATATTTCTTAGTCCAACTGAACGCTTTCCAATGTGCCTTTCAGTGTCAGCATCGTTCGCAGACTAACGGTACATCGGCTGTCTGCGTGGGAATCACCCCATGCTTGGACAACATTCATTTGCTCGACCCTCTCGCCTGAAAATTGTGCGCTCTTGAGAACCATGCGAGCGGCGCGCTCAAGCGATGTATAAGTTTGAACCAGCTTTAGAACGGTCGCTCGATGATAGATGGCCGTATGGGTCCGCTCTGGTAGAGCTACCTCGCAGGCATCAAGGCCACCAATCGGATATACCGCGCGAAGGATTCGATCGTCCGCATCGGTCCATTTGTTCTTGGTGGCCATGGGGACTCTTGCTCCTGTTCAATGCGGCTTCAATCGATAACGACTGATCGGTCCGATTTTCTCGCCGGAGGATTTCAGAGATATAAAAACGCGATCAACTCCGGTCCCTTGCATAATTTCGGCAACTGTTCCGAGCCGCCAGCGACTAGAACCAAACATTTGAACTCGGCATGGATCGCCAACCTGAAGTTCCGATCCGTCTAGAAGCGTGACGACTTTGCGCATTGGTTTCCCTCAGTGGGGTAAAAGTTCGATGACGGGCACGTTGACCGACTTGGCCCGTCGCACCATGTCGGCAGTCCCGCGACCACCTGGAAACGCAACAACAAGATCGGGGCCGGCATCAAGCATTTCCTGATTGCGCAGCGGCCCCGCAGCTTTGCCGTGGCGTTCCCAATCTGCCTTGAACTCCTCCAGCTTCAATCCACACCCAATGGCGAAGTTCGCTGCCATGGTATCGACGCCCCGAGCGCCGCCATGAATTAGGACAGTGATCTGTTGCGGCACATCCTTGAATCGGCCACGCTGCCAAACGAGGTCGCAAAGCTCATTCTTGAGCCATTGCTCGTCGTAGAAACTACGGCCACCGCAGACGATAACTTTCACCACGTACTCCCCAGCAGTGGTTGCTATTCCGCGGCCTCAACCGCGTAGGCCGGATGTTTGGTCATCATGTGCCGCGAGAGGTCGCCAAAAGTTCGGTTACAGCATGGGCACACGCCATGACCCACGCGGTTCTTGATCCTGGTCACTACGCCGCGTGTCGCCGACAACTGCCGCTCGGTGCCTTCGCGCAGATCGCGCTGGCGTTTGATCTCATCGTCCTTTTCGGCGACGCGCTGGGCTAGGCGGTCACGCTCGCGGCGCAGTTTCGTTTCCTCGCTCTCGCCTTCGATGTAATATTGCTTGTGGCCATATGCGCAAAAGAACGGAATTTCGTTCCGCGCCGCCAGTGCAGCCGTGTTCAATTCGTCAGGAATCCACATCTGACTTTTGCATTTGAAGCAAGTATCGAACGGCATTTGTTTTCCCTAACCCATCAACACGTCGGCTATTTCTTTTCGCCGATCGTTGGCGGCCACGGCATCGCCATGACGATCTTGGTAATGTGATCGAGCAACGGCGCTTGCGCGTCGGCATAGATTTCGCGCACCAAAACGATCAGTTCCGTTTCAAACGCCGCGCGGCTGAAACGATTATCTTCTGGTGCCCACTCGTTGATGAAGTGCTCCATGCGTTGCTCAAAGCCGCGTTTCCGCATTTCCGTCTCACGCTGCATCATCCCGATCTCGGTAGCTGTGCTCATCGACTATCCCCGTAGTGACCCATCAACACAGAATTGATCCGAGGCGTGCTTTCGCCACGTCAAACCATTCGCGCTCCAATTCCATTCCGATAAAGCGCCGGCCAGCAGTGACGGCAGCGACGCCGGTCGTTCCGCTGCCCATGCAATTATCTAAGACTATCTCGCCCTCGTTCGAGTGAGTGCGGATTAGATATTCGCAGAGCGCCACGGGCTTTTGCGTCGGGTGTACACTGCCGCGCTGCTTCTCGCTGGCAAACCTAATCACGTCGCGCGGATAACGGTCGGTGCTGTCATAGGACAGCTCGTCGAAGTCCTGTTTGCCATAGACTGGCGTTGTGTCGCCGCGCCGTTTCACAGCGGCCTTGCGAACGTGGCCGCTGGTTTTGATCGGGTTGTAGGTTGGGGCCTTGTTCGAGAACACTAGGATGTTCTCGTGACACTTCATTGGGGCACGGTTCGCATTCAGGTGGCCCGATGCGTTACCTTTTTCCCAAATCCATTCGTAGCGTAGCTTCTTGATGTTGCTCGCGCCCAAGACCTTATCGAAAGGCGTTTGAGCGAAAAGGACGATGGTGCCGCGGCATAGGCGCTCGTATTCGGCCCAGAGTTGCTCGAGCGGAAGCGGACTATCCCATCGGCACTGCGTAGTCCCATAGGGCAAATCGGCCAGCACAAGATCGACTGAACCCGATGGCATCTTGGCCATCAGCGGAAGGCAGTCGCCGTGCTGCAGAGTTGCTTTATGAAAGTCCACGTAGAGCATTTGTTCCCACTAATCCGTCAGAACCAAATACATTCGATTTTGTCGGAGTAAGGTGCCCCCTGAGAATCGCAGTAGCCGAGCCGCTGAAAAATCCGCAGCGGATCCTCGATCTCCAAGATACGACACGCCTTCCGAATCCGACGCGCGGCAGTGTTGGAAGTTTTTTCTTTCGCTTCCTCGCGCATGAGTTCGATCACGGCATCTGTCTTGCTCATCCCGCGCTCCTAAGTGCTGCCCGCGATCTCATGACCTCGGCAATGGCTTCTGCGTCGCCACGGCTGTAGCGGTTGGTGGTCGAGAGGTCGGAATGCGTCGCCGACTTGCGAACCGAGTCCGCAGCGGCACCGGAGCTAAACGCTTCCGTGATCGCCCCGGCGCGCGTGTCCATCGAAAATGTAGTATCGGGAATGCCGCAGCGTCGTGCCAAGCCGCGCCATAGCCTGCGAAACTCCCAAGCGTTGAACGGAAGCCCCGTGGCCTCAGAAACGATGACGGGGCCGCTCTTGGGCAGACGGTCGCGCTTGCCGGGTTCTACGATCAGAAAATCATGGCGAAGCTCTGACATGACCATCGGCGCGAGCGTCAGATTGATTTCGACTTCCTTCTGCCGCTTGCTGGTCACATGGCGAAGGATCAACTGATCGTCGATTTCTTCCCAGCGGATACCGCGCAGCCATTTGAAGTCGCCATCAAAAGTGTCGGACTCGCCGGGCTCGGTAGTCGGAATCCATTCCCCGATGCAGTCGCGCTGCCGCAGGGTACATTCAAACTGAAACGCTTGCGCTTGAGCGATCGAGTACAGACCCCAATCGCGTGCATGTTGCCGAAGATCGGTCGCCATTTCAGCCGTGATGTGAGACTGCCGTGGCTTGCCCATCTTGAACCGCATGGCGTGCAATCGGCTGGCAAGCCTCATGGAGTCGTCGTTTTCGAGATAGACGTTGCCGTAGTTGCAGAGCGTTCGCACCATGCCGATTAGCGCGTGAGCCATTGAGACACCACGCAGCGTCCACGCCTGATAGGTCAGCGTCACATCGCGGGTGCGAATGTCGCCGATCTGCTTGTCGCCAAGATCAGCCTCCACGCGCTTGAGCAGGGAATCGTAGTGTTCCCGCGTCCTGAAACGCAAAGTCTTATAGGACGACACCGGATCGGTGCGGTATGACGCGATCAGTTCGGATACAAGCATCACGCGACCTCGCCGGTTTCTGGGTCTGGATCGTCCCAAATGACTTTCGGGCCGCCTTGCAGTTCGGAAAGCTTCTCGTTGTAGCGCGTGGTGATGATGTCCTGCCAATCGGGGGGCAGGCTTTTTTTGCGCGTGAGATTTCCCGGCTCCTTGCCCCACATGCCGAGCTCGACTGCCGATTGCGCCTCGTCGATCTCAGCCTGTAGCTTGCTATAAAGCTCACGGGCGTCTTTCTTCGGGAGCGTGTGCGCGCGGTCGGTCGGGTCGGAATCCTCCACGCGGATTTTGAATTGCTTGATGCAGAAATACTTTTCCGCCTGGGTATGGCATTTCGTGGCGGCCTTGTCGTCGGACACGCCTTTGCTGTCGCGCAGCCGCGCGATCCCGGTCCATTCGACCGGCGGCCATTGCTCGCCATCGCCATTGACGATCGTGAAGTGATAGACAATCGCCAGCACGGAACCTTGCGCATTTTCCTCAAGCAGACTGCGGCTGATCTCGGATTGCACGATGATGAGATCGTGCTGCGACAGGAGCGGCGAAAGCTTCTGGTTGATGTCCTCCCACTTCACATAGCGATATTTCTGGAAGGTATTGATGCCTTCCTTGGCGATCTCGCCGATGTCGCGGGATACCGCGAGGATTGACTTGGCGATTGCCGCAGGAAACTGCGGCGCCTTCTGCGAGGCTACGCGCGGCCGGCGCTCCTGCCGCACTACGGCCGGAAGCTGCGCAGCCGGCGCTTCGGTGGCGATCGTCGCCTCGACGTGTTCAGCAGTGGCCGTTTCAGCCATGAAGAAAACTCCCTATTCCATAGACGGCGAATAGCAGCGCGGCCATAAGGCCAGCCACGGCATAAGCCGCTGCGACCACCGATCGATCCTCCCCGGTTGGCCCGATCATTGTGGCCCTCCCTGTCCCGGCTGGCGGATCAGCGTCGGGCGCGGGCCGTAGATGTGTAGCCGGGGGCCTTGCCCGCTCGGCCGCAGCGCCTGCCGGCCGAGCAGCACCGCATATCCGTAGGCGCGAGCGTGCGACATAAGCGCAGCCGCTGTGCTCATCTTCGCGATGCCCATGCGCTCGGCCATCTGCCGAGTCGTGCTCGGGCCGTGCTCGCGCAACAGTGCGGCTACTCGTTCCAATCGGGTCATGTTTACTCCTTGAAATGCGCCACAATATCGGGAAACACGCCGTGCATCCGCTTTGTCCTCATGAACCGAAGCATCACGGACAACTCCCACAGCACGTCGAGCGTGAGCCGGGAGGGGTCGAACGAGGCTAACTCGGCTCGGTAAAGGTTGCGCGCGATTCGCACGGCCGCGGTGAGCGACATATTCCGGGCGCGGGCGCCGTAACGGGCCACAAGCTCACGATGGCTCACAGCGCCCCGGAGGACGCGTCGCAGGCGAATTTTGAACAGGACGTGGCAGTTGCACTCCCGCTCGATCCGGCCGAAGGCGTGGGCCATCGCAGGCGAGGGGGTGCCGATATTTTTCATCGCGTATGGCATTTATGCTCAGTCCTCAATTGCAGCACATATCAGGATTATGCACACGGCATGAATGCCTCGTCAATATGCCCATTGCATTTATTTTTGACCATGTATATTTTGCCGCCATGATTACCGGCAGAGACATCAAACGAAAACGGAAACAGCTTGGTGAGACGCAGGCTGAGTTCGCGCAACACTTCCATGTCGATCAAAGCACGATAGCGCGGTGGGAAACTGGGAGCCGGCCAATCGACGGCCTTGCGCAGATCGCCGTGCAATGCGTGCTGCAGGAGCTCGCCGTGAAGCGATCACAGGCGGCACAATAGGAGCCATCATGGCCTACATCATCGTCGCTGCCGGCGGCATGGTCATCGCCTTGCTCGGTGCCATCTGCTGGTGGTGGGGGCGCCCGGCGTGGAAAGGTGACGATCTGGAATCGGCGTTCGCAAAAATAGATCACAACTGCCTGACCCAGGACTACGTCGCGCTGACCAACCGCGAAATAGCGGCGTTGGCCGCATACCGGGCGACCCAGGCCGCGGTGCGCGGATGAATGTGTCGCTGCCGTCGCAAGCCGATCCGCCCTTCGCCATCCCGCCCGATATTGTGCTTGACCTGCCGGCACCGCCGAGCGTGAACAAAGTCCGGCGTATCGATTGGGCGAATCACCGCGCGATCAAGCGCTGGAAACGCGGTGCAGATGGCTACGTATTCGCCGCAAAGTGCCGATCGCGCGATCCGCTAAAGCTCAATAAAATAGGGCGTTTTGAGCTATTCGTCACGCTTTCGGAGACACATAGCGGGGCCGATCTCGACAACATTTTGAAGGTGCTGATCGACTATCTGCGCCAGATCGAGCTCATCGCCGACGATGGCCCGGCGCACATGCGCGCGCTGCATGTTGCCTGGGGATTTGCGCCAGAGGGTTGCCGCGTTATTGTTCGGCCATCCGCTTAGTCTAGACCGCTCAGTGCGAGGAAAAATGAGCCAGCGAAACATCATGAAAGCGAAGCGCCGTGCTGCTAGGCGCGTGGCTATGGAGGCCATCATGGCGCTTGATGATGACAAGCTCCGCAATCTTCAACATGAGCTAGGCCGCGAGATAAATCAGCAGGCGGTGGTTATGAACGAGGTGCGCGCAAGGCTCGACGCAGTGCGCCTCGAAATTCAGAGACGCGGAACAATCGCAAGCAACGGTGTCCACATTTCGGATCACGCCATCGTTCGTTTTTTGGAGCGGCACCGAGGCGTCGATATCACGGCCATCCGTGAAGAAATAGCCGGAATGGCAAAACGGTCTGGCAAGCTGGATTCAGGCGAACAATATGTACGCGCGCCAGATGGCACCACCGGCCTGACAATGGGCATCAATGGTATCAGTAACGTGGTCACAACCGTTTTTTGCGAAGGCGAAAATACAGTGTTCAACGTGCCGCCCGCGCTCAAGACCCCACTGACCTCTACTGAGTGAGAATAAATACAATGCATCCAGCACGATCAATGCCGTTCGGACAGCTATACACTGGCCTTGAAGCCGCGCGGACAGCGGGCATCGTTGTGCGCAAGGATGATCCGAAAACCGGCAGGGCGCTCTACGTCTATTCACAAAGCTGCGTTCACGATGACGGCTGGAATGAATTTTCACTTATGGCGCGCGGGCTAATCCTGCACCCAGAACGGCAGGAAGTCATTGCGACGCCCTTCACCAAGTTTTTCAATGCCGGCGAACACAACGGCACGATTCCTGATCTTCCATTCGAGGCCTTTGAAAAGGTCGATGGTTCGCTTGCGATCCTCCACTATTTCGACGGTAAATGGCGCGCTGCAACCAAGGGCGCGTTTGAATCGTCACAGGCAGTATGGGCCGAGCAGTTTATCGAGAGCGCCGATCTACGTCCCTTGGATCAAGGCACAACTTACCTGACCGAGGCCGTGTTTCCCGAAAACCGTATTGTGGTTCATTATTCCAAGCCTGAGTTGGTCATGCTCGGCGCCTATCGCCAAGACGGTAGTGAATTGACCTTCGATCAATTGGAAACAGTCGCCGGTATGGTCGGCTGGCGCGTCGCAAAGCGCTATGCCTTCACGTCCTTTGTAGACCTCGCTGGCTACGCAAAAACTTTGCCGGCCACCGAGGAGGGTTTTGTTGTTCGCTTCGCTAATGGGCTTCGATTGAAGCTCAAGGGCGACGAATACAAGCGCATCCATTCCCTTATTTCGCGCTGTACGCCTCTAGCTATGTGGGAAGCCATGCAGGCAGGCGATGACATGGGTGCGATCCGCCGTGACTTGCCCGAGGAGTTCTGGGGCGACTTCGATGCTATCACATCGAAGTTGTCCGAGCGCATTGAGGAAATCACCCAGAAAGTGGCTCAGGTGGCGGATAAGTATGCCGAAAAGCCCGACAAGGAAATAGGCCTCGCGCTTGCGACGCTCGACCCAGATGTGCGGCCCTTCATCTTCCACTGGCGCAAGAGCGGCGGACAGATTGACGGCCGTGCTCGCGATTCGTTGTTCCGATTTATTCGGCCTACCGGCAACCGCCTTCCAGGCTACACGCCATCCTATGCAATGGGTCGCGTGATAGATGAAGCAATTTGAGTTCAGTCTAAAGACCAGAGGAAACGTGAATGGACGCCGTTACGGATCTTCCGCCCTACACCGTTCTGGAAAACGGCTACATCCATGGAACATGGTTTTGCGGCCGACCGATGCGAAAGTATTACGGGGCATTTCCGCAGTCGTTTTGGCCGCGCGCCAAACAGGTTCTAAAACCATGGGGTTCGATGCTGCATTGGTTCAGCGGAACCATGCCGCCCGAAGATGGCATCACCACGGTTGACGGCAACCCGATTGGCAAGCCTTCTGTGGTGGCTCTTGGATCCTCGCTCCCATTTGCTGACGGCACCTTCTGCGCCTCGTTTGCGGATCCGCCCTATTCGCCCAAAGATTCTGAACGGTACGCGCTGCCCTATATCTCGGCCACGAAAGTCCTAGCCGAGCTGGCGCGCTGCACTCGCGTCGGCGGCAAGATTGGACTGCTGCACGAGTTCATTCCACCGACCAAACACCTCCCCGTAAAGCTGCTTGGCGTGATCGGTGTGATGAATGGGCCGCAAAAGAGGATCCGTCTATTTGCGATCTATCGGAAGAAAGAAATACAAATCGAAATGCCCCATTGATAAGCCCGGAGCGCGATGAATGAGGACCGACGCCTACACCGAACGCCGTGCCCGCGTAGCCACTCAGGTTTGCTCCCAATGGGTAGGAGACGATTGGACCGACGAGCAAATGCTCACCGCCATCGCAGCCGCAGACATGGCATTCACCGCGAATACGGCGAGGGACATTTCTGAGGATGTCGCCAAGAAGGTGCTCGCCCTCGAATGCGACGAGGGGCACATCGTCTCTCAGGAATTTTTGGAAAACTCGCTGGGCTGTGAAGCGGTAGCCGAGGCACTTCGGGAGATCGGGCAGTGAGCAAATTCGTCATCTTTGAGAATGCCGGCGAGATCGATCCGCTTGCCATCCGCACGTTCGGTGTCAGCGTTAAGGAAAGCGATGACCCAATCGGGTTCTTCGGAACCGGCCTGAAATACGCGCTCGCGATCCTGCTCCGCAATAGCCATCAGATCATGGTGCAGGCCGGGCAGATCACCCTTCCCTTCGGGACCAAGCAGGCCACGATTCGTAATCAGCCTGTCAACCTGATCACGATGGATGACGAGCCACTCGGCTTTACCGATGCTGTCGGCAAGACTTGGGAGGTCTGGATGGCCTACCGGGAGCTTTACTGCAACTGCAAAGACGAGCACGGCACGGTCTATGTCGCCGATGAATTACCAGCGCCGAAGGCGGGAACAACTCGGGTTATCGTGTCCGGCGACGCCTTCCTGCAAGAGCACAATAACCGCAGTTCGTTTATCATTGTTGGCGAGCCTTGGCTTAAGCTAGAGAATTGCGAGATTTACGAGGGCGAGAGCCTCGGCATTTTCTATCGCGGCATTCTCGTGCATCGTCTGCCGAAAGGCGAAGTCTCCAAATTCACCTACAACATTACCGAGTCTGTCGATCTAACGGAGGATCGAACGGCAAAATATCCGTTCATGTTTCCGCCGATGATTTCGGCTTCTGCGCTCTGTTCTGAGAATGAGGACTTCCTGCGACAAATCCTCAACGTTGACCGCCGATACTACGAGCACGGCTTCGACTTCCGCGCGCCATATGGCAACCCGAAGCCGACAAAAACATTCTTGGATACGGTCGAAAGTCTTTCTCAGGTCCGAACTGGCCAAGTCAATGTCAGCGCTAAGGTTCGCTACAAAACTGAGAAGCGCGCAGAGTTGATGCCGGCGACTACTAAGCTTGTCGGCGTGGAATCCGAAATGCTCAAGAAAGCCGTCAAGTTCTGCCGCGCGCTCGGCTTCCCTGTCAGCGAGTATCCAATCATCATCACCGATACGCTCGGCCCAAATATCTTGGGCATGGCAGAAGGCGGCCGCATCTACGTTTCGCGTCGCGCGCTGATGCAGGGCACGAAGATCGTCGCCGGCACGTTGATCGAAGAGTTCATCCATCTTCGCCATAGCCTTCAAGATGAGACCCGCGACATGCAAAATTTTCTGATTGATCGCCTCGTTAGCCTTGGCGAGCGCTTGGATGGCAAGCCGCTATGAGCGACGCCTACACCACCCGCCGCGAGCGCGTCGCCATCCAGGTCTGCACCCGATGGTCCGGGGACGGTTACGACGACGATGACATGCTGGCGGTCCGCAACGCTGCCGACGTGGCGTTCGCCGCGGGGATCAACGATCTGGATTGGGAAGCGGCGACGTTCGGGCGGCTGATGAGTGAGGCTTGACGAAATGCTCGATAAATCCGCCCAATCTGGCCGCGCGCCGCTGGCCGAACACCGCAACGATTTTTACGCCAGCCCGCCCGAGGCGGTTCACGCCTTACTCAGGGTCGAAAACTTCCACGGCACGATTTGGGAATGCGCTTGCGGCGACGGGACGATCGTCAATGTGCTGCGCAATAAGGTAACAAGCATAGCGAGTTAGAGCCACGTCGTTGACCCGCTCTTGGGCACCTTTCCCCTTTTCGATCATCTTGGTGACGTCAACGAAGTGATCCTCGACCGGAACCCCAGCCCTTTCGCAGGATTCTTTGGCCTTGGAGATGACGTTCTGAAAGTTCCGCCAATCTGTATAGGCGATCCTCAATCCTCGATGGCGGGACGCTCGCCCGCGTTCATGTGTTCCGAAATCGCCTCCCGCGTATGCACCGGGACGGCTGGACCGGAAAGCAAAGCTCGTCCTCGATCGCCTTCGCTTGGTTCGTCTGGGAATTAGACTGGAATAAGCCGGCCGAACTACATCGAATCTCGTGGACTTGACGAAATGAAACCGGATGCCGTACAAAAAGGTGCCCCGGCCGGTGTCATCCGAGCCGGGGCTGACCCTGATGGATTCGCGGCAAGCGATCAGGGCTTAGACGGAATGTATGTAAGTAGTTCTCACATTTCGGTCAATAGCTTGCAGCCCGGCCTAACGCCGATTGAGCCAATCCTCCCCATAGATGACAGCGCGCCGCGGCGTATTCCGCGGGTCGAAGCGAGCGGGATCTTTGCGGCTAAGGCGCCGACTTCCGACCGCGGCAACGGGCGAACGGGCTCTAGCCGACAACGGGGACTAATAAGGCGTTGTATTGCGTGCCGAGACGGTTGGCCCTCGACATGGGCATCCCCGCTAAACTCGCTATCCGTTCTCTCCAACCGCATGGCTGCTCAGGTAGCCGAGATTTGCGGAAGCGGAAGTATGGGAGAAGAGGTGTAATGCCAGTGGAATTGCCAGGATTCGACGAGTTTTGGCAGGTCTACCCCCGCCACGTCGCCAAACAGGCGGCAATCCGCATGTACCGCCGTGCGCTCAAATCGGCGAGACCCACAGATATTTTGCGTGGTGCAATGCAGTATGCGGCCGAGCGTACAGGAAAAGACCCGACTTTCACCAAGCATCCGGCAACCTGGCTCAATGGCGGGTGCTGGGATGACGAACCGACAGGGAGCTCAAATGGCGCAATCGCAGCAAATCCAACAATGGCGGCCTTCGACTACGTTATCGATCGCACAGCAGGCGCAGCAGTCGATGCAGGCGCTGCAATCCGTGACATCACCCCACGACGCGGCCAAGGCCGCTAGGAAGCTGGTTTCGGCGTGGCCGCACCTCAATGTGCCGGATCCGGTCGGTTATGCCGCGTCGCTCGGCGCCATCCTTGAGCAATATCCGCTCGGCGTGGTCGAGCAATGCTGCGATCCGGCGCGCGGGCTGGCGCGGGAACGAGAGTTTCCGCCGACGGTGGCGAGCATTGTGGAATGGTGCGATTTGCGGGTTAAGCGGCATCGGGGCGCGATGCTTCATGCGCGGGTAGAGGCCGAGGAGGCTATCGAAATGGCTGAGAGGACTAAATTCAGCGAATCCCACGAGCGCGGGATGATTAAGCGGCTGCAGGACCTCATGCGCGGGCTGTGGCAATCGGAAAAGGCAGGTGCCCGGTCATGACCGATCTGTCAGCACAAACGCCGCTGCGGAATTACAGCCGGAAGCGGCGCGCGCAGGAACGCAAGGAAGCGGTCATAAAGCGTCGGCAGACTATGCTCGCGCGCTACGGCGCTTACACCGGCAACTGCGCCGAAGTGAAGGTCAAAATGTACGTCTCGCCCTGGTTCAAGGATGCCCAGGGATTCCCGACGCGGCTTGTGCGGCAGGCCGGCGAATGAGGCAGATCATGACATGGACTGAGATTGTGGCGACCCAGGAGGCAGCGATCGCTCGCTTGGGCGCAGAAGTTCGGGAATTGCGCAGGGTGCTAGGGATTGCTAACCAGATCATCCACTGCAAGGACGGTCCTACAGCGGAAGAAATAGAGCTAATCGACCGCACGCTCGGGATTGGCGAATGACCGAGCCGCGGGTGCTGGCGAAGTTCGATGGCTATCCTGGGATGCTATTCGCGTTCCGGGCTCGAGCCTCCGAACGGCAATTTTCGATTTCCAGCGACGACAACAACGACAAGGCCGGGCTGTCGGAGCGCCGGTTGACGCAAATGCTGTCGCTGCAAACGCTCAAAAACCTCAAAAACGTGCGCCGGGTCGGCATGAACTCGCTCGGGCCGCTGCTCGGATTTCTCGGCGCCGAGCTCTGGCTGGTCGAGTCAAAATGGGCAATGGATAAATTCGACGGCAAGCTAAAAAAACGCAATGAAGCGTTTGTCCGCAACGATGTTGTGCATGTCGTGCGGAACAGGCGTCATTTTCGGAAAATGGGCCTCAAAGGCGGGGCAAACAGCCGCAAATCCATGAGCAAGCGCAAGGCGCGGGAGCTTGGCAAAAATGCTGCCGCCGCGCGGTGGAGCAAGGCAAGGGAAACACCAAAACCAATCCGAGGATCCGGACCTATTTCGGCAGGCCGTGCTTCACGTACATCGAGAGCAAAAGAGAGATTGTTGGCTGAATCGGAGCTCCGGCGCTCAAGCGCTGGCAATGCCGGACGGTCAAGCCCAAAAGCTTTGCGGTCTGCTGCGACGCAGGCGTAAGACCAAGCTTGCGCAGTGCGGCGAGATAAGATTTCGTATTCATGTCATGCGCTCCGGCGGTGCGCCTCGCAGCCACGTTGAGCCGCGACGTGATAGGGGCGGGCTTCCCGGCAAAGGAACCCGCCCCGCTTTATTCAATCGTTTGTCGGGTCCATCAGCATTTCGACTAGATCAAGCTGGTCGGCGTCGTCGCTGAATAGGCCGATGTCGCACGCTTCCTGCGGCTTGCGCGGTTTGAGCCCTGCCTGCCATTTGCGCTCGGCAACGGTCTTTTCGTCGGTGGCGAGAGGATTGAGCGGGATCATGCGAATAGCTCCCGCAATTCAGCGTGGCGCGGCTCGCGGTCGAATATGGTTTCCTCGTTGAACTTCATATCGCCGCGCATGATCGTGATGTGGCCATAAACACTCAATTCGGCGATATAGGTGCGGCCGTCGTCGCCGTCCACAATCCGCATCTTGCGTGCGAATGTTAGCTTTTTGGGCGCTCCGGTAGTGACGCGCACTGCGCGTTCGCCCCGTGTGGGATGCTGCTCGATTGAAAACGTGGCAGTGACACGCTGTGAGCCGTGGGGCCAGTTTTCAATGACGGCCCTCATTCTGGGATTGCTGTATTTCGGCATTCTCGTTGCTCCTCAAAACGGGATTTCGGTGTTCGCATCGAAGCCCGATGCCAGGCGATTGGTCGACTCCGCGAACCATGCCCGGAAGTCGGCGAAGATGGCGCACACGGATTCGTGCAGCATTTCGCCGGCATCCAAGGCCGCGTCACGGGCTTTGAGGTCGACCGGATTAACCAGCCGATCGGCGTGGCCGGCAGACTGTGCGCGGCCGTTGCGGATCGCCTCGCGGCGCGAGTTGAGGTAGTCAATTGAGTGTGTGGGCATCAGACTGCCCAATCCCATGAGCCGACGCGATTACCGTTGATGTCAAGCATGCTTATCCGGTTTTCACCCATGACCGCTAACCGTAGCGGCGGCTTCGCCGATAAGCCGCAAAGCCTGTTCCCCGGCTTCTCGTTCCAGTTCCGGCTGCCGTTGCCGCATGGCAAGGATGATTTCGCGACGCGAGCGGAACTCGGCGATGGCTTTTTGTTCAGTGTCAAAACAGTAGTCGGTTATGCCCGCGAATTGCATGGAGAAGTCCCAAACCATGTCCATCAACGCGGCCTTGGAAAGCTTCTCGATTTCGGCCCGGTGTTCGTCCGGCACATAGACCGGGGGCTGATTTTTGAGGTTCATGGCTCAATCCCCACAGGTAAAGCAAATCGCTCGATTGCTTCGCCACTCGGGGTTTTAACATTGCGGAGAAGCTTGGCAAACGCTGGGTTAATTTCCGCGTAGCTCTGGATTTCGCTGAGAACAACGGCGGCGTTCCTGACAATCACTTGATCGGCGTAGGTTGTCATCTGTCTCTCCTATTCGGCGGTACGACGGGAGGTATGCGTGGGACGCAACCGGATAAGCATGATTGTAATGGTGAGCATTTCAGGTTCCTCGCGGTTGGAGCAGCGCGGCAACGCTGCTTACAATCGGGATAATGCGCTATTGGGTCGTATCAGTCCAATCACGAATTGTTACAATGCAAGTGTCTGATAATGCAATAGAATATATGACGTCATATGCTATTACGTCTCATTTCAGAGCGCCACGCTTTCGTCAATGCCGCGCGCTTTACCTTGCGCCAATCGAGGCGCCGCGCCCAACCCTCCACAACCTGGCGCGATACGCCGGCGAGCTCGGCAATCTCGCCAGGCGAGCCGTTGCCGCGCGCCAGCAGCGCCAATGCAATACGCTTCGCCTCTGGATCGCGGCAACGCCTCATAATCTGCATAAGGCAAATTACGTTTTCGAGATCAAGCAGCAATGCTTACCTATTTCCAGTCACAGGAAGCCCAATAAAAACGCCATTCTCAGCATCGTGCGTTGCCGATAAAACGAAAATCGCACATTCCATCGCCCGTCGCGCGCACCGTCTTTCTTTAAGACGCCCTTCCGCAGTAAGCGCGTCCAGCGCGGCGAGGACCACGAACGAGCGAAAGCGCGAGCGACGTGCAAGCAGAACTCGCAGTCCGCAACGATCAGCCACCAGACCAGCCGAAACGCCAGCAAATCCGCGGCAAACTCAAGGCCGCGCTCGATGCAATGATCTGGGAAGGTCTCGAATACGATCTCGCCGCGCGGTCAGTCAATTACCACGTCCGATCAATGCGGCGTTCGCTCCAATCCCCTCACGTGCTCGCGTACCTCAGACATGAGCGGGAGGTACTTCGAGCTTCCCTAGCACCGCGGAACATTCACAGACTGCGCGAGATTCGCGACGCTGAGAACAACATGCCGGCTGTCAACGCGATCAAGCTGCTCGAGCAGATCGGCGACGAGCAACCGCGATCCGGCGCCGCAAATGCGATGCCTGGCGTGACGGTGCGCATCATCAACGTGGTAAACGCCAATGATCTCAATGAGATGCAGAAATCTCGCATTGTGGACTGCACAGTGAATGCAGCCAGCGGCGGCGCTGGGGCCACGCTCGACCATCCCGACGCGAGCGAGTTCCGCGAATCCGGCCATACGGCGAGCCGGGGGGAAAACTAGGCCGATCCGCCGTGCTCCAACCTTGCGCCCGCACATTTTCGTGTACATTCATCGGGGGTGGCAGAAATTTGGTGGGCGCGAAATATTCAGGAGATTGCATCGATGGGCGATGTTCAAAAATTAGAAACCCTCAAATCATTTGGGGATCCGTTTTATAAGGTAGGCGCGATCGTGCGGCTCAATTCTGGTAGCCCGCCATTGACGATCACGTATATTCCGACTGAGCAGAATGAGATCGACGCGATTTCGGTTGTTTGGTTTGAGGGCCAGATAGAGCACATGTCAGCCTTTCCACGGGCCTGCCTGACGTGGCGGCCCGAGGATAACGGCGTGGTCTCGGTGCCGGAATGAAACTGATCGAGATAAAGAGCCGGTCGCAGCGTGAAATGCTTGAGCGGTGTGCAGGCGATCCGAAAGAGGCGTTACGGCGCGGGATGACTGTCGAGCAGGCGCGGGCGTCGCTGGAAGCGCATGGCGGCGGCCGGATGCCGGAGCGTCTTGGGCCGCAACGGCCTGGTCGACACGGGAAAAGATCATGATTACGTCGTTCGAGAAAATACCGGATCTGTTCATCGAGCTCTACGACGCGCAGTTTCAGATTTGGGCGCGGGAGTTTCGGGCACGCGGGCGGTATGCGGCGATTGTGTTCAACCGGCCGCCGGGAACGCCGATGGAAATGGATGCGGAGGGTCAGCCGGTGTGGCATGGGTGCTGGCTTGCGGCCGAGATCGATCGGGGGTTGATCGGGGGGCCGCGGGTGGTTATCCGTCCGCGGACGGATCATGATGCGGAGATGATCGAGCGGCACTGCCGGGAGATGGCGGCGCATGTGCTGCACTGATGAGTGAGGCACCCAGATGAGTGAGGCACCCAGAGTTGTTTCGCTTCGCGGTGAGCCGATCGCCCAGCCAGGAGTTCCGCAAGCCGACGTGATCGAGCAATTGGAGCGTGCGCTGGAAATGGCTCGCGGCGGCGAGATCGCCGGGGTTATTCTCATCGCCAATCATGCCAACGAGTGCGTGTCATCGAGTCGACGGGGTTATTCCGACCGGCGCACTGTGGGCGAACTTGAGATTGCCAAAGCCAATCTCGTCGATGCGCTGCGTGGCGACGCTGGCCCATGAGCGCGTTCGACTTCATCGGTGGCACGAAGGTCGCGGAGTTTGTTACTTCCAACCGCAGCGTTGATGTGCTGCAGGGACCGCTCGGCTCCGGCAAGACCAAGGCGCTTTGCGTCCGCATCATGCGGCATGCGCAGGAACAGGTGCCGTCGCCGGTCGATGGCGTGCGCCGCACGCGCTTTGCGGTGGTGCGCAACACCATGCCGGACTTGCGGCGCACCACGATCCGCACCTGGCTGGAGACTTTTCCCGAGAGTGTGTACGGGCGCTTCACGTATGGCGCGGTCATGCAGCACCGCATTCGATTCGGCGATGTCGAGACCGTGGTGGATTTTCTGTCGCTCGACAAGGACGAGGACGTGCGCAAGCTGCGCTCGACCGAATACACCGGCATCGCGTTCAACGAACTGGCGTTCATCATTCGCGAACTGTTTGTCGAAGCGCGGTCACGGTTGCGTTATCCGGCGCCGGAGCATGGCGGTCCTAATCCGTGGCGTGGCGTGATTGCCGACACCAACGCGCCGGACGAGGATCACTGGCTGGCAATGATGACCGGACAGGTCGAGCTGCCGCAGGGACTTTTTGCCGACGAGATCGCGAAATATCACTGGCCGGAATCGTGGGGATTTCACTTGCAGCCGCCGGCGCTGATCGAAAAGCGCGACGAGCGCGGCTCTATTGTCGGCTACTCGGTCAATCCAGAAGCGGAGAACCTGAAAAACCTGCCGCTCGGTTACTACGACGAGCAACTTACCGGGGCGCCGTCGAAGGCATGGATCGATAGTCGATTGATGAACAAGGTCGCGCTGGTGGTCGAAGGCCAGCCGGTGTGGCCGATGTTCCGCCGCGAGTTTCATGTTTCACGTGAAACGCTGCATCCGGTCGCCAACCACGAAGTTCTGGTATGGCTCGACTTTGGCCGCGTCTATCCGGCGGCGTTGTTTGCTCAGCAGGTCAACCAGCGTATTTATGTGCAGTACGAAATGCTTGGCTTCAACGAACCGGCGTCGGTGTTCGCGCCGAAGGTCAAGCGGTTTCTGGAAACGCACTATCGCGATCACTCGTTTCGCTGCATCGGCGATCCGAAGGGCCGCGACAAGGGCCAGCAGACCGAACAGTCGAGCTACGACATTTTCAAGCATCATGGGATGCACGTCACACCGGCGCCGGTGAAGATGAACAACATCGAGGAGCGCACCGAGGCCGTGGCCTATGCGCTCAACGACAATCCCTCCGGCATCAATCGCCTTGTAATCTCGCCGCTCTGCCGCACGCTGATCGTCGGCATGGCCGGGCGTTATCATCTGGTGCGCGAGGAGGATGGCGAGTTGAGGCCGAAGAAAGACAAATACTCGAATCTGTGCGACTGCCTGCAATACGGTATGATCGGGCTTGGCGAGGGCCGCCGCATGATCGGCCTGCGACCGAGTGTGAATGTTAAACCCGTGCGCATTTACAATGGACCAAAGACCATGCGCCGCGTGACCGCCTAGCGATGGATGAGGTCGCACTACCGCACGCCGTCGAACCCGATCAATGGTTCGTCGTGTTTCACCCCGAAGCGAAAAGCCGCTGGCTGTCGCTGCTGGCATGCGGCCATTTCAAGCATGTCTCGGCCTTCGCATATTGCCCCGGCTTCAAGGCGTGGCTGATCTATGACGCGCAGTGGTGCGGTCTGCGGCTGATGTTGTTCCCGCATGGCGACGTGGCCAAGGCGGCGATTGCCGCACACACCAAAAACTGCGTGATCCTGAAAATGACCCGCGCCAATCAGTCGATGGGCCTGTCGTCGCGGCTCGGGCTATACTGTGTCTCGACCGTAAAGCACCTTCTTGTCGTGCGTTGCCGCGCAATCCGGCCTGATACCCTATACCGCCATCTTCTCAAGATTGGGGCCGTTCGCGTCGATGAAGGAGTCAACTCCGCAAATCCCGGTCGACCCTAATCTAGCGACTGAGCAGATGCAGGCGCAAAGCGATCTTGTCGGCTCGCTGCAAACCCGGACCCAAAGCGACATGGCAAGCCTCATGGCCCGTTACGGCACGCAACTGGCGATGGCCGGAACGAACGTCTCGCCGATGGTCGCAGGCAAATCCTGATGGCCGACGATCGCCAGCCGGAAAACCGGCTTATTCCGGGCGAACCGTCGAAAATTGCCACCGAGGCTTATGCACGGCTGGCGGCGTGCCGGACCTGGAAATCCTACGTCGAACTCGATATCAAGGAAGCCTATTTTTTCTCGGCGCCGAACCGGCAGCGACAGATTTCGTCGATGACAATGCCGTCGACGCAGCGGATGCTGGACGCGCCGGAACTCAATACCGATCTGGCGTTCCTGTTGACACAGGATTTTGTCACCGAGATCGTCAACACTTTCATGCCGGAAGCGCAGGAGTGGTGCGAGCGTGGCCCTGGCATGGACCTTCCCGACGGGGTTTGGGACAAGATCAAAGCCGATGTCCGCAAGGATGACGCCAGGATATTCGGCGCCATGAAGGCATCGAACCTTTACCCCGAAGTCACCAAGGCGTTCTATCCCGATCTCGCCATTGGCACGGTCGGAATGTGGGCGCAGCGCCCGCATCCGGCCCGGCCGATCGTGGTATCGGCAATCCCGCTCCGCGAGCTTGAAATCAATCTCGGCCCCTACGGCGAAATCGATGACCGGTTTGCCGTGCGCTATACGCGCAAAAGCTATGTCCGCGAACTGGTCGGCGAGGAAATATGGGCCAAGGTTCCACAGAAATATAAGGACTCTTGCGATGACAAGCCCGCCGATCGGGCGCAGGTATCATGGGGTTTCTGGCGGTTGTGGAACGACAAGAGCGATGAGGTCTGGCAGCATGTGGTGCTGATCGATTTCGATTGCGTACACGAAGTCGAATTGAAGGGCGAAGGCGTATGCCCCTTGCTGGTGATGCGGTTCAATCCGACTGCGGACTGGCCGCACGGCATCGGCCCGCTGCTGCAGAGCCTGCCGACACTGCGCCAGGTCGACGAGCTTGAGCGGATGCGGATCAAGCACAGCGCATTGTCGATCGATCCGCCGATCACCTACCCCGACGACAGTTTTGTCAATGTCGAGCAAGGCGTTGAGGAAGGCATGGCCTACCCGATCCGCCCCGGCACCGCGGACGACGTAAAGCCGATCTACAAGCCGCCGTCGCCCGAGGTGGCAAACTATCAATATGAGGAAAAGATCAAAACGCTGCGCAAGCTGTTCTTTGTCGACATGCCGGAGCAGCACGGCGATACCCCGCCGACGCTCGGACAATGGCTCGACGAGATGGCACGCGCGCAGCGCCGCATCGGCACGCCCGGCCTGCCGTTCTGGCGCGAGGGGCCGGCGCAAATCTTTCTGCGTTTCAAATATCTGCTGGAAGCGAGCGGCGCCATCCAGCCGGTGCGGGTCGATGGCCGCGCAGTCGCGACCATGCCGCGCAATCCGGCCCAGGCGGCAGCGGAACAGCAGGAAGTCGGCATGGCCGTGAAAGCAATCCAGATACTCGGGCAGGCCTTCCCTGAGGAGTTCAAGATGTACATCGATGGCGAAAAGAGCATCAAGGCGATCCTCGACAAGATGCGGGTGACGCTGCTCAAGCTGCGCGATCCCGATAAGGTCAAGGCCGCAGTGGCGCAAATGGCGCAACTCGTCGGCGCCCGGCATGTTGCTGGCGCACCCGACCAGCCGCCGGGGCCCGCGGCATGAGTGAGGAAATCGGCAGCGAGGATTTTGTCAAGGCAATCGATCGGCTCGCACGCACCGAGGATGGCCGCCTGCTTTACCTGTATTTTCAGAAAGTTCTCTGCGCCATCACGAGCGACAGCGAACTTGAACGTGCGTTGCAGAGAAACGAGGGTCGCCGCAAGTTCGCCGCCGAATTGATGGGCCTGATGGCCAAAGGAATACGCGAAAGTGGCAGACACGCCGAGCCCGCCGTCACCTTTACCATCGCCGGCCCCCGCGCCATCTCCGGCGCCGGCGGCACCAATCGTATCCGCTCAGCCCTCGCCCGCTCCGACACCGAGTCCGACGCCGGCTCCGCAGCCTAGCGTCGCTCGCCCCGAGTATGTTCCCGAATCGTATTGGGACGCGACCGCCGGCAAGGTGAAGGACGACAAGGCGCTCGCCAGTTTCATCAACGAGCACGTCGCATTCAAGGCCGCAGAGGATGTGAAAGCGCTCTCGCGTCCGCAGACGCCGGACGCCTACAAAGTCGAACTTCCCGCCGACTTCAAAGCACCCGAAGGCATCAAATTCGAGTTCAAGCAGGACGATCCGCTGTTGTCGCAGGCGCGCACGATGGCGCACGAGATGGGCATCAGTCAGGAAAATTTCTCGAAACTGCTCGGGCTTTACGCCGGCGCGCAGGTCGCGACGCAGCAGCAGATCCAGACCGCGCACCTCGCCGAGGTCAACAAGCTTGGCACTACCGGGCCGGCGCGCGTCACCGCGATCACCACATTTTTCAAATCCATTCTCGGCGACCAGGAGGGTGCTCAACTCGCATCACGCATGTTCACGGCGCGCGACATCGAAATCGCCGAGAAACTGGTTACCCGTTTTGCGTCGCAGGGCGGCGGCATGTTCCGGCAGACCGGGCGCACTGCCGATATCGGCGCCAAGGTCGACGATGCTACCTGGGACAAGATGACCTACGGCGAGAAAAAAGATTACGCCGAGCGTCATTCCATGAATGGCGCGGGTTAAACGAAAGGGGCTTTAAGCCATGGCTGCTTCCAACCTTATCACGATCGCGGAATACGCGAAGTCCATGGCCAAGGAGGACATCCGGCGCCCGCCGATCGAGATGTTCGCGAAGTCGACCGATCTGTTCGATGCGCTGCCGTTCGAGGGCCTCAAAGGCTCGGTGTTCGTGTATTACCGGCAGGCCGTGCTGCCGACTCCGCAATTCCGCGCCATCAACGAGGCGTCGAGCACCGGACACGGCACCATCACGCCATTGCAGGAAAACACCGCGATCGTCGATCACGACATCGACGTGGACCGCGCGATTGTCGATCGTCACGGGCCGGAGCGGCGCAATTACGAGGAAATGATGGGAATGACCGGCTTTGGCCAGTTGTTCGCGACAACCGTCATCAAGGGCGATCAGTCGACTAACGCCCGCGTGTTCAACGGTCTGCAGGTCCGCGCCAACAAATACTCGCGCGACATCCACAATTCCACGTCGGCCGGCGGCGCCGCGCTTTCGCTCGCCAATCTCGACAAGGCGATCAACGCCGTCAATCGCCCGACCCACATCATCGCGCCTTACCTGTCGCGCCCGTTGTGGATTCAGTTGGCGCGCACCACGACGCTATCCGGTTTCGTCATGCAGGAGTTCGACGTGTCGGGCAATGCCGGCGTCGGCGGTTTGAAGGCGTCTTACGCCGGTCTGACTTTCCTGTGGGGCTACCCGAAGGACGATCACCCCTACATGCTGGACTTTACCGAAGTCGGCAACGGCGGCGGTTCGGCGGTCACGGCATCGCTCTATGTCGTGTCGATGGGCGAGCAGCGGCTGCGCGGTTTGCAGCTTCGCCCGATGGAGGCCCGCGACATTGGGCTTCTGCAAGACGGCAAGACCTTCCGCACCCACCTGAATTGGGATGTCGGCATGGTAGATGAGCATAAATACTGCCTGAGTCGTTTGGATTCGTGGACCAACGCCGCGATCGTTGCATAAGGAGCAACCAGAATGTCTTTCCCCAACGACCGCACTTACACTCCCGACATCAACCTGTTCTTTTCGGACAACGCTGCCGCGTACACCGCGAACGGCTACACTCAGGTTGGCGGCGCGCAGTCCATCTGGGACTCCGGCGGCAACCAGGGCACATCGCCCGTGCAGTCTGCGCGCATCGACGCGGTTGCGGTTTGCGACGTGACGGCGCTCAACATCGTGACCGGCGACGAATACTACAAAATCCGCGTGGTGGCTTCCACCGATCCGGCGTTCGGCGCGGGCAACGTGGTTTGCGTCGGCGGCATCGATCTGGCTGCGGCCAACACCAACGACATCGTGAACGCCAAGGCCGCCGTCACCGGGCGCTATGAGGTCATGTTCTCGACCAACGTAGCGGGTGCGCTTTACGAATACGTCGCGGTTTATGTCCTGATGGGGGGCACCAGCCCGTCGATCAACATTGACGGTTTCTTTGCCGTCCTGCCGGAGGTGTAACCCATGACTGAGTACGATCCCCGTACCGGGCGGCCCTTAGATGGGCCTCAGCACGCCAACCCCGCGCCTTTTGCTCCGGCCTCGCCGGAGCCGGACGATGACAAGCCTGAGTTCACCGACGAGCATATCGCCGCCGCCACGCGTGCGTACGCCAATGGCAAGGTCATCGTTCTTGACCGCGGCCCGTCAGAGCCGAAGGAGGCCGAACCGACGATCAAAGGCGAGCGCACCGATGCCGAGATCGAGGCTGACAATCGCGCCACCGTGCTTGCCAAGCGCGAGCATGACGAATGGCACAAAAAGCACAAAGAGCCGGTCGCTGTCCAAATGGACAAGATCGATGCCGATCATGCGGTCAATTCCGATCCCAAGCGCTACGTGCATGTTCCGCGCGGCCTGCGCGCGCCTGTGACGATTGAGGAGCGGCTGGCCAAGATCGAGCAGCGGCTCGGCCCGGAAACGCCGGAAGAAATCGAGCATCGGCGCGAGCGCGATGAAAAGCTGGCGACTGAGCGTGCCGACCGTGCCAAAGCCAGGGCAGAGAAGGCAAAATGAACACGCTCGAACGCCGGATCAAGAACAACGGCAAGGTCGATCTGTGGGACTGCGGGCCGAAGCGCCCGGAAGCCCCGCAGCCGCCTCCAGAGCCGGATGCGACAAAGCTAAAAGGCGCCGATCTTGCCGCTGCGCAGGTCGAGCACGAGGATAATCTGGAGCGCTACAAGCAGCAGCTCCGCGACTATGCGGCGGCCAAGCGCGCCTATCTCGACTGGCAGGATATCAAGGGTGGACCGGTCAAGGTTGAATTGTGGGGCGTCGATGCCCGGCACGCCATGGAAATCGAGCCGGATCGTTACAAGCTCGATTTGAGCCGCGGCCAGAAACCGGGCCGGGCACAGGTCGAGGCCGAACAGATGGCCGAGGCGGAAGCCGACAGTCTCAACAGGGCGCGGGCAAGTGACCCGCAATTCGGACAGAGGGCCGTAGCATGAACAAGCGCATTCTTTTTGCCGGACTTGCCGGACTTGCCGTACTGGCGATCGGTGGATTCTCGCAGTCGGCCTTCGCGGCTGCTTCTGTCGCGACCGACGCCGTAGAGATGTGCGCTCCTGCGTCATCCGCCGCGCTAAGTGGCCCAAAATATGTGACCAACCCCGCCACCGGCGGCGGCTCATATACCCTCAATGCCAAGGGTTGCGCCAACATGGTCCTCGCGGATGTGGCGTATTTCAAAAGCCAAGGCTTTACGGCCGGCGCCGGCCTCGGCGCGCTCTACGCCGGTCCATTCACCGCGCAAAGCACAACGTCCAACTCTCCTGTGCTTCCTGCGAACGCCGTCATCCAGGAAATTATCGTCCAGGAAACGACCGGGAACGCCGTGACCGGCGGCCTTGACGTTGGCGTGGCCGGCTCATCGGATCAAACGATCGTCGCCGCCTATGCGGTCGGCGCCAACGGTGTTATCGCAATTCCAAGCGCATCGATCCTCAAGCGCGTGTTTCCGACCTCGGGAACGACCGGCCCCGTCTCACAGCAGATTTTCTTCAATGCGCACACCAACTGGACGGACGGCGCTTCGATCAACGTGACGATTTTGTACCGTTACTTCTAAAGGATCACCCCCGGCATGATCGCGAATCGGTCACGCCTAACTTGCGCTGCGGCTTTTGCTGCGGCGCTTTTCTTTGCGCTGCTCGCGCCTGCGCACGCGCAATATATCATCGTTACGACCTGCGGAACCGTCCCCGGTTCGGTGGCGACGCTCACCGCCGGGAATCAGAGCGGCCCGTTCATGGATACGACGGGAAAGATATGCGATGGCGGCGGTGCCGGTGGCAGTGACAGCGTGAATATCGGGCAACCTGGTGCATATTCTCAGATCACAATCACAACTGGCGGCGTCGATCAGACGCTAGCTACGCCGACGAACGGATTTCAGATCTCCAATCCCGATCCTGCCGAAGTATGCAATGTATCAGAGGGCACGGCGGCGACGAGCAGCACTGGCGATATTCTGCCAGCGAACGGCGGTTGGGTAAAATCCCCCGATGCCTATAAGCCGGGGATTCCCCATGTCCTTTGCGCGACTACGGGCCATAAGCTGACCTACAGGATTTGGTGATGAATAAGATTGTCCCGTTTCTTCTCGGGCTATTCCTAACATCGCCGTGTCATGCCGAAGTCGGTTTTCCGGCTTATGCGCAAACATCAAAATTATTCACTTCGACGGGTGCTAACACCTGGACCGTTCCGGCGAATGTGACAGTTATCTTTGTTGATGCTACTGCTGCTGGCGGCGGCGGCGGTGGCGGCGGCGCTACCACTAGTGCGGCTGGCGGCGGCGGAGGCGGTAGTGGTGCTTCGGTCAGCGGTTATCCGCTTAACGTGACACCGGGGGCTACACTTACCATTACGATTGGGGCTGCGGGTACATTTGGTCCGGCTAATGGTGTGGGCGGCACTGGCGGCAATACTTCTATATCGGGCGCAAATATCCCGTTTCCAGCACTTTATGGTGGTGTGGGCGGCGTCGGTGTTACAGGGGTCACAGGCGGTAGCGGCGGGGGTGGCGCTGGTGGTTACGGACCGGGCGGGGGTGCAGCGGGCGCGAATGGCGGAAGTCAAGCCGTTACGAGCGTCGGCGTGTACGCTCGCGCTGGTATGGGCG